AAAAATTGTAGATAAAAAACGAATTCCAGAATCTAATAAATAAATTTTAGTTTGTGTTCAACAAAAAGGAATTTGCAAATTTTCTAGGAATCGACATTAAACGGCTTAATTCAGAAATTAAAGCTGGAAATATTTATTTATCCAATTCTAAAATTGATCCACAGCATCCTAAGAATTCTGCTTTCATGGATGAAATCAAAAGAGAAAAATACGGATCATTAAACGATGATGATGAAATACCATCCGATTTAGAATTACAAAAATCAATCCAGGAATATAAATACAAAAAAGAGCAAGCCCTAAGCCTAAAACAAAAAAGACTTACTCAACTTGGGATATTGGTTCATCGCGAAACATTCGAAAGACAACTTGCTAAATTTGGGCAAGGTCTAAAAACTCATGTGAATAGTTTGCCACGTCGAATCACACCGACGATTTTTTCCATGGTAAAATCTGGGAAGAAAGAATCCGAAATTGAAAAATACATTGCAAACGAAATCGAAGAAGCTTTGAGGAGGGCGAAGGGATGAACGTGTTAAGCTTATTCGATGGAATGTCTTGTGGGCAAATTGCTCTTAATCGTGCTGGGATTAAATATGATAAATACTTCGCATCTGAGATTGATAAGCATGCAATCAAAGTAACGATGTCAAATTATCCTAATACGATCCAACTAGGAGATGTGACAAAAATTAAAGCATTTGATTTGCCCAAGATTGACTTACTCATCGGTGGAAGTCCATGCCAAGGTTTTAGTTTTGCTGGCCATCAACTAGCATTTAATGACCCAAGATCTGCATTGTTTTTTGAATTTGTCCGATTGCTCAAAGAGTGCAAACCAAAGTATTTTTTTCTAGAAAATGTAAAAATGAAAAAAGAGCATGAACTTGTTATAAGTAAATATCTTGGCATTGACCCGATTGTAATAAATTCTAGTAGGGTTTCTGCTCAAAATCGTGTCCGGTTATATTGGACAAATATTGGAGCTGAACCATACGGATTATTCGGTGACTTGGAATGCAGATTACCGCAACCAAAAGATAAGAGGATTTTGCTAAAGGATATACTAGAAGAAAATGTCGATGAAAAATATTATCTTAAAAATCCTAAATTAGATTTTAGCGGTCTAGATTTATCTGGGAAGGGGAATACGTTAAGGTCATCGGGCCATGCAAGCCAAACCGATAAGCATAATTTTGATTTAATTTGCGTTGCTTCAAGAGGCAGAAATCCAGAAAACCCCAAAAGCAGAAAGTCTGGTCTTGAGACTGAACAACAATTTGAACCCAGGCTCGATGGGAAAACAAATTGTCTTACTAGCGTGGGCAAAGATAATTTAGTTTATACTCAAAATTATGTTCAATGGGATATTTCAGGCAAAGGTTATAAAAGCCAGCAAGACCGAGCTTTTTATGAAAATGGGAAACATGGTGCGCTAGCAACAGCAAGAGCAGATACAAAAAGCGGGGTGCTAAACCATGGCAGAATACGCCGTCTCACCCCCATAGAATGCGAAAGACTGCAAACTGTCCCAGACAATTACACTGCTCACGTCTCCGATTCACAGCGATACAGGATGTTAGGGAACGGTTGGACGGTTGATGTAATATCTCATATTTTCGGATATATGAAATGAACGTAATCGACGAAATTAAATACATTGAATCGCTTCCCGAAAATGACATATCTGCGATTTTAAACGAAACCGATATTTCAAAAATGGAAAAATGGTTTTCCGATGCTTTAGATAAATTTATAACAACTAAAATCATAACTTTAAAACCTTCAGAATGGGCAGAACAAAAACGAATCCTCCCCGATGGATTGAATAGAATTCCAGGTCGTTATTCTTTTCGAGTAAATCCATACATGGTCGAGCCATTGAACCGATTGCACCCTTCAGACTCTACAGAATACATCGACTTCATGAAAGGTGCTCAGGTTACTTACACCGTTGGATTTTTAGAAAATGCAATGGGATGGATCATAGACGAAAATCCAGGGCCAACATTATTTATAACAGGCGATCGTGAAACTGCCGAAAAAAACATGGAACTTAGAATTGATCGCATGATCCAAGAAGCTGGGATCGGGCATAAAATATTTTCTCAAGTTCAAAAAAAACATAACAAAAAAACGGGCGATACTAAATCCAGGAAAGAATTTCCAGGTGGGTTCATAATTGCAATAGGTCCGAATACAGGATCGAAACTTAGAAACGATTCTATCATGTTTCTTCTCATGGACGAAATTGACGCTGCTGAAACTGAACTAAAAAATGAAGGTTCCTGGATGAGTGCAGCCGAAAAAAGAACAAACTCATTCGAAGGAATCCGTAAGATTGTCAGTGGTTCAACTCCGCTATTATCTGATATGTCCAGGATATGGAAAAGATTCCAACTTGGAACGCAAGAGTATTATAATGTAGCTTGTAAAAAATGTAAAAAAATAGCTCCATTAGGTTTTTTTGAAACCGAAAAAGACGATGGAAAATTTTACATGAAATGGGATAAGTTCGAAGATGGAAACATAGACCTATCAACCGTTAGAATGATATGCCCTCATTGTGGAACAGCTCACAAGAATCCCGATAAAGATTTTATGTATGATCCCAAAAACGGAGCTAAGTGGATTGCAAACGCAATCCCAAAAGAACCAAACCGACGTTCGTATCATCTTTCAAGTTTATACGCTCCAATCGGTTTTCAATCCTGGGAATCAGTCGCCAAGGAATGGCAATCTTGCCAAGGCGACGTTCAAGCCATGCAAGTATTTTACAATACAGTTTTAGGCTTACCTTTTGAAAATCGAATTAATGCAATCCCTCATGAGAAAATTATGATTAGGCGTTCAGATTACACGTCTGGAAATTTACCTCCAATATTCAAACCGTCAATTTATACAATTGGAGTTGACGTTCAAGGTGACAGGATCGAAGCCCAACTTATGGGCTTCGGAAGATATAAAAACAAAGATGGGAAAATCGCTTCAAAAGTTTCTGCTTCAATAACTTATGAAGTTTTAGCTGGAAATCCGGTAGATGTAAATGATAAATCCTGGAGAAACCTAGCTGATTTGATAGAGGCGACCATCGACCGTAAACAAATTTCAGTTAGTTGTATAGACTCAGGATATTATACCGATACAGTAAATGAATTTTGCTCACAGTATTCAGCTAATGTTTATCCAATCATGGGGAGCGGTTCATTTATGCGCAAGGGTCAAGTTTTTCAAAAATACGATTTAAAAAATTTTCCAATTCAAAGGGTAGATTTTAACACCGATTATTTTAAACAAGAAATTTATTCATACATTCAAAAATCAATTTCCGATGATGGTATCGTACCTCATGGATATTGTTTTTATCCCGATGACTATCCCGAATCATTTTATAAAGGTCTTACGTCCGAATATCGATCTAAAGAAGTTGATAAAAAAACAGGTTACTCTAGATGGATATGGAAAACACGATCTAAAGGGAGACGTAATGAGCAACTAGACACTACAGTTTACGCCTGGGGTGGATTATATGTTTTTGCTTACGACGTATGTCAGTCGGTAGGATTGGAAACTATCGACTGGGATTTATTCTGGAATTGGTGCGATGAGATGATTTAATCCCATCGCTTGAAATTTTAACCCGCTATTAAATCGAATAAAGTTGGAGCTTCCATTTCTTCTATCAAAGTTTTCATGTAATACCAACCATCTAAAAAATACTCAGTATTTAATTCAACTCCAATCGATTTGCGTTTTAATTTTTGAGAAATATATGGAACGCTCATAAGTCCACCAAACGGATCTAATACGGTTTCGCCTTCCATTGAATATCTATTTACGATCCTTTCAATTATATCGAATTGCAAAGGACAAATATGTTTTTCTTTTTTCTTGGAAACCTGATTAGCGTTTAGAGTTCTCATCCTGTTTACATCCGTCCATACAAAATCATTGTTAGAATGAACGGGCAAAGTCATAAAAGTTGAACTTAGTTTTCCGAGTTGATCCAAATCTTTGCATACTCTCAAATGTTCATTGAAATCATAAATAGATTTTTTATTATGCTTTTTCCAAAGATCTACTATTTCTTTTACCTTCATGACTTCCAATTCTTCATAACCCAAAAATCTATTTCCGTTTGAACGATGATAAGCATGAGCGTCTAATTGCCATAACGCTTTCAAATAATCTAGCTTATCTTTTTTTACTGGTTCATCGGCGTAAGCATTATCTGAATTAGTCGGAGCTTTTCTAAAAATCAATACATACTCAGGTAAACCAACTCCCATTTTAGTCGCATCCTTACACTGCTCAGACCATCCTAGTCTATATGTTTGATTGTTTTCAGCTACCACATCGGTAGTTACTGTAATTTTTCCTAAAAGATAAAAGCCATGTTTTTCAAAATGTGCAACCGTTTGCCCACTAAAATCTTTTATAGTTGTAAAAGAAGTTCCATTTTGGTAAGAATATCGAATTCTATCTTTTACGTGAATTGCCGCAATCCTCCCAGGTTTCAAAACTCTAAGCAAGTTAGGTGTTAAAAAATCCATTTGTTCAAAGAATTTATCATTTCCATGATTATGACCAAAATCATTGTAGTTGTCAGAATACTCATAATGATCTCCGAACGGTATAGACGTATGAATTAAATCTATACTATCGTCATTAATTTCATCCGATGATAAAACTAAAACATTATCATTGTTGTAAATAGCTGAGTTTCCTATTTCTATTTTTCTTCCATTTGTAAATATTTGTCTTTCCATTTGTGACCTTACCAAATCCTCGTTTAATCCGTTTTCTTTTACCAATTCAATCATTTGCTTATTTAATTCTAAATGATTATCCCATTTCTTTTTAAGAGTTTTTAAAATCTCTTGCTCTGAATTTGTATAAATTACATGAGCATTTACAGTGTTTTTTTGCCCAAACCTATACTGCCTATGAACAGCCTGAATAAAGTCATTGAACTTATAGTCAATTCCGACGAAAATCATATCACTGGAAGCATCTTGAAAATTGCATCCAGATCCCGCAATTTTAGGTTTCGTCAAAAGGAATTTATATTTACCTTCTGAAAAATCTATAAGGTTTTTTTCCTTAACTTCGTTAGGTTGTGAGCCATAAACCGAAATATAGTTTTCACCTTTTAGCATTTTTTCCAAAAGGATTCTTTCAGCTTCCAAATGGTGCCATATAATTACATTCCCTGAAATTGATTTTGCAATCTCGACTGCTTTCTCCAATCTAGCCTCCATCGAATCACGTTTTTCTTTCGAGACTTCAATTAGTGATTTAGATAAGTCTTTAAAAAAAACAGGATCTCCCCATTTGTTTACAGGTTGATAATCTAGCTCATAATTGATTTCATGCTCAACTACATTTAACGGCGGTAAGTCATATCCAGTAGAATCATAACCGAGATCTGCAGGTGTATTTATAAAAGCTGCCCAAGTTGATACCCATTTCCAGAACTCATCTTTTTTGTTTTCATACAATTTAAGATTTCCGGCTTTTTGGGAATCACGTTGGAAAAATCTTGTCAATGCATGACCTCTGGAAATAACTCCAAGATAATCAGCATAGTTTAGGATCTCGATGTAATCGTTAGGCGTAGGAGTAGCAGTTGCCACAAATCGAAAAGGGACTTGTTTAAAGTGCTTCAATACATAATTTGTAGTATCAGTTTGTAAGTTTCTTAAAATGGAAGCCTCGTCGAATGAGACACCGCAAAACAAACTAGGATCAATGTCACCTTTTCGAACTCTTTCATAATTCGTTAGATAAATTTGATTTTTTATTTCTACAATCGAATCCGTTTCTTTGATATAATCAATATCATAGCCAGATTCTAATTTCTTATTGTCTCTCTTAAATTCCCCCGATACTCCTAATGGACAAACAATCAAAAAAGGTTTATTGGTTTTCTTGATTAATTGTTTTGCAATTTCCAATTGCATAAAAGTTTTTCCAAGTCCAAAACTTGCAAAAATTGCACGTCGTCCACCTTTCAGGCAAAAGTTTACAATGTCCTTTTGGTGTGGTTTTAGCTTTTCGGTAAATTCTAAATTTTCGGTGTCAATGCCGTATTTTTCGGCAACAACGACTTTTGATTTTAAAAATTCTTGATAATCTTGCATTAATTTTCCTCACTTGGGAAAATCCCTATAAACTCACCATAGTTACATGCGTTTTCAATATCAACATCATCCATAACATTTTCCTCATTAGCCATTTTATTTTCATAAATATAGGCCAAAGTTAAAATACCTTTTTTAAAATCGTAACTAGAAGCGGAGTAATGATGACAATATAATTGAATCATTTTTGAATTTCCGATACTTGTCTTAAATTGAATTTGAAAGTGATAAAATTTTGTAAGTGCTTTCATCGTTTTTAAATCTCCTATAAACCATTCTAAACACTCTCCCAAAAAGTCAACACAAAAAAATAAAAAAATAAATAAAAAACTCACTATTAAAAAAATCTTGTTTTTTTGTGCGCTTATTTCCTCCAAGGTCAGATTATGTCATTATACACACGTGAGGAACTTCTAGCAGAAATTGCAGAAACAAAATTAGAAATCAAAAATCGTAAAGGGATTTCTCAATTTAATCTATCGACAGGAATGGGTTCCCAAGGTGTCACAAATCGAACACTTAAAGAACTACGTGACCATCTTAATTTTCTGGAATCTGAACTTGGCGACTTGGACGGAAACGGATTAGTTTCAGGTGACTTTGTTCGTGAAATTGGGGGTATATAATGGGAAACCCAAACCCGATTAAAATTATAACCCCATACGATAAGTTAAATTTTTTCCAAAAAATCAACTATAAACTTCGAGAAACCTTCAAACCTCAAATAATAACTCCAGAAACTCCAGTAAATATATTCAACTGGATGGGTTCAAGTTTTGGAAATTCTATCGGGTGGGGAGGATCAAAATCCAGAGGAGCATTAAACGAAAACCTATCTCGCTACCAAGTCGTCTACAAGGATTACCGAGAATTAAGGAAACAAGCAAGAAAATCATGGGTAGAATCTACGGAAACCCGTGCGATTGTTGGAAGATCTGTAGAATTAACCGTTTCATCTGGCATAAAACTAGATTGGACACCTGTTTTTTCTATGCTTGGCTATGATATGGAGTCGGAAGATTCCAAAAAATCAGCAAAAAAACTTTTAAATGAAGTCCATCAAAAATGGGTTTTAAGCGCTGAATCTTGCGAATTCGATGTAACCGAACGCAAGAACCTATACCAATTACAATATTTTTTGCGATTAATGTATAGAATCGACGGTGAATATTTTTGTATTTTGCGATATTACGACGATCCAAAAAAAATGTCACCCGTGGGAATTCAAATTGTAAGACCCGAGCAAATCATGAACCCCTCGAAAGCTGAGGACATTAGACTAATCCAAGAACGAGAAAATATTTGCGTCGATGGAATCGAATTAGACAAATACGGGAAAGCTGTTGCATATTATGTCTATGATGCCATGAATTATGTAAGAATTCCAAAAAAAGACCCTATTTCTGGTAGGATCTTTATGATTCATTCCGCAAATATTGAAGAAGTTGGTCAGGTTCGTGGTATCTCTACAATAGCAAGCCATTTGCACGAACTTTCTAAATTAACAGGATTTAAATTAGCTGAATTACAAGCAGCTCTTGTGAATGCAGTCATGGCAGTTTGGATTGAACCATCCGAAACAAATAATTCAAGCAAAGTTTTTTCCGCAAGCGTAAAAAAGCGATCCGATGAAGCACAAGCCGATGTGCCAGGTGCGATTACAACACCGTCTGCTGATTTTGACAAGGCTGGAATTATAGTTCAAAACCTAAAAGCTGGTGAAAAAATCCATTCATTCCAAGCAAATAGGCCAAACGTAAATTTTGAGAAATTCTATGACGCAATTCTGAAATCATTATGTGCATCGGAGGGCATGAGCCAATCAGTCGTTTTTGCAAAATTTGGTTCTAATTATTCCGCTCACCGTGGGGAACTATTATTAACTTGGAACAAAATCGAAATTGAACGCGAACAAATAAATAACGATTTTAATAATCCAGTTTTTCAAATGTGGTTTTGGGAAAGTGTAAAATCTGGAATTATTCAAATCAAAAATTATTCGACTTCATTCCAAAGGGCCGCTTGGGTAAAATGCGATTGGATTGGAATGCCAAAAATCGACATGGACCCCGTTCGGACAGTTCAAGCGGCTTCCATGAAAGTCAAAGAAGGGTTTTCACACCGAGCAAGAGAGACCGAGCAAATAAACGGATCTGAATTTTATGAAAATGTAAACCGGCTAGCGGATGAAAATCCAAAATTGTATGAAGCCAACAAATACTTGGTTGAAGTTTCCCAAAAAGGAAATTTAACTATGCCTGAAAATCCAGAAAAAGAAGACGATAGCGAAAAATCTGATTCACCTAACGAAGATAGCGATAATCTAGAAAACGAATTTGAAAATACATAAAATGATATTTAAGATTAAAAAAAACTTGTCGAGTTTTACGCTACACAAATTTACGGTCAATTCAGAATGATTTTTTTAATCGAACCAATATTTTTTGCAAAATATAAATCTGATTTAGAAAGTGCTAAAAATATTAACTTAGATATGTTTGCCGCTCAATCGATGCAAAAAATGCAAGGATTCGGACAGCCTGACAAGCCCGAAAAAAAATATAAAATCGACGATAAAGGCAATGCTAAATTTGAAATCTTAGGTGTATTAAGTTCAAAAAGATCATTCTTGGATATGCTTTTTGGTTATGCGCCTAGCATGACATACCCTGAAATTATAGAATCCTTACAAGAAATAGAAAACGATCCTTCGATTAAATCTTTAGAAGTTTTCTTCAATACTCCAGGTGGATATTCCAGCGGAGTTGATGAAGTGGCAGTCGCATTCCAATTATTCTCTAAACCTAAAACTGCTTACGTTGGCCAACAAATGGCAAGCGCTGGATATTATCTCGGTTCTCAATTTGATAAAATTATAGCAACTTCCGAAGCCTCTCAAATTGGATCGATAGGAACTATGGTTCAATATTGGCAAAGTCCAGAACAATATAGTTTTAGAAGTTCAGACGCTCCAAAAAAGAATCCAGATCCAACTTCTGAAATTGGAAAAAAATTCATAGTTGAGCAGCTAGACGAAATTCAATCTTTATTTTTACAGAGAGTTTCGGAAGGAAGAAATATTTCAGTTGATAAAATAAAATCAGATTATGGGCAAGGTGGAGTTTTTCTCGCAAAACGCGCGCTAGAATCTGGGATGATAGATGAAATTATCACTCCAAAACTTAAAATGACTAATGCTCCTTACGTAGATCCAACGGTCGATCCAAGCCAAGAACCTTTAGTAAGCCAAAAAATTTATGAAAATGATAAGTTCCAAACATTGCCCAGAGTTGAGTTGTCAAGTAATGCTTTACAACTCAAACCGCATAATATCATAACAACACAAAAGCAATCATCCCCGAATAAGGGAAAAATTAAGGAGAACAAAAAAATGGATATAAACACATTAAAAAGTGAATACCCAGAAGTTTTTGCTCAAGCCTCAAAAATCGGGGAAGAGCAAGAAAAAAATAGAGTAGCTATGTTCAATAACTACATGGAAGCCGATCCGCAAAACGAAAAGCTAATTGCAATTTGCAAACAAGCGATAGTTGAAGGGAAGGAATTCAAATCGGTCGAACCTCAATTATTGGTAGCACTCAGAGACGGTAAAAACCAAATTTCTGTTGGAAATGCTCCAGAAGTGAAAACTTCCAATGTCGATCCAATTCAAAGCAACCAACCAGCTAACGAACCTGAGAAAAAATACGATGTAAAATCGGTTGTTTCTAAATTTAAAGAAGCCAAAGCATTTAAAGGAGGATTCTAATCATGCCAAATCCCGAAAAAGTGTCAAACGATATCCGTCCGATTGTAATCGGTGCTTACC